ATGCGGAGCATGCTGTAGGTATAAATAAAGATAGTTTAGAGTGGACGTATCTGACGCGAGAGCTGTTAAATATGTCACCTTGCATTGTTACCGGAGATTATTCAAAATTCGGACCTACACTAATGTCAAAATGTGTGTGGGCTGTCTTCGAGACGATGCGAGATTGGTATATTATGCATGGCGATACTAGTGCTGAGAACGACAAAATTAGAAGGTCATTAGCTTATGAGCATATGTTCACTCATCATTTAATGTTAGATTTGCTATATCGAACTGGCTGCGGACAACCCTGCGGCACTCCTTTTACGACAAAATTAAATTCAGGAGTTAATAGCATCTACATTAGATGTGCGTGGCAATACGTTTTTAATCCACGCTCTAAGCAAATTCAGGTCAAACTTAGACTTGAAATTATAACTATGTCCTCATTCCGAAAGAATGTTCTTATGATTACCTATGGAGATGATTTGGTTGGTGCAGTGAAAGCTGAGCTAATCGAAAAATTCAACGCTAAGGTTATTGGCGACTTTTTAGCTAATTATCATATAGAATTTACTGACGCGTCTAAGAGTGCAGAAGTGACACCATACAGCGATATTCACGACAACGCTGTGACTTTCTTGAAGTCAAAATTTGTTAAGCATCCATTTAGATACGGAGTGTATATTCACAAGCTTGATGAAAGAGTTGTGAAAGAAACATCGAACTGGATTATGCAATCTAGAAACGATCGAGAGATGTCAAAAGTCTCATGCCAAGCAATGATGTTAAATGCTTTTGCTTTTGGTAAATATCGATATAATCAGTTGCGTGATAAAGTTCAAAAATTCTGGGCCGATAGAGATGAAACGATCATCATTCCTAGTTGGCAAGAAGAAGACACCCGGATGTTTGGCGAAGAATTGACCAGCACCACATCGCTATTGCATAAACAACTAACTGCAATGGCAAACGCTGAAGATGCACAGAAAGGGGGAAAAGAATCCTCTTTCTTGTAATTTCATATAACCATCATACTCATCAGAAGAGAAGTTTGTTTGAGTTCAACAAGTTGCGGGAGTCCTCGTCGTAGAGTCTGTACCGCCCTGGAAATAAGTACTTGTTTAATTTAAATTTCTGATTAGAGTTAACA